GCTGATACTGCCCTTCCTGATTTGGGGCCCGTTGCCGCAGCTAGCATGACTGATTTGCCTTTAAACTTGGATCCCTCGTCCCGTGCAGCATCGGCGAGGGTTTCTGTTTCCAACCAGTAAGTCTGCTTTCCATCCTGCGAAGATACCCTGAACAATATGGGATCAATCTCATCAAGCATCCCAAAGAGCCTAGGCGCCGTTTCCAACACTTACATTTCGTTGGCACTGTGCAGAGGCACTTTGAGGAGAGCGAGGAGACGCAAGATAGCCAGTTATTTCAAGAGTATTTGATTGACAAATTCGGCCAAATCCCTGATTGGTCGGACGAATACCACCTGGCGAAAGAGACAATTGAAGGTAGTTACAATGCACTCGGTAGATACGACGCACCAAATATCGATCTGCCCCGGTTGTATTTTAAAATAGCCCTCGGCTGGCTTAAAACGGAGTTGGCGCCTGTTATGGGCTCTTCCGACGTTCTAACCGTTGAGGAAGTTATTGACATCACAGAATCAAACGCATCCACTGGATGGCCTATCAACCAGGTAGTGCCCACCAAGGGACTTTATTTTTCAAATCCTGTTTATGGCCCCAATTATAATGAGTATTGGGAGGCCTTAGCTACAACGACTCCGATTGTAAGCTTCGCTTCCTATTCTCATAAGTTGGAGATTCTTATAAAGGCCAAATATGAAATTGATATGCCCCGCTCGGTTTGTGCAATGGAAGCCAATCACTTGCTTTCATCGCATCGCCTTTGCAAAGACGCAAACATAAAACTTGCAGCCCGTCCATTGGAATGTTGGTCCGCACTCGGTATTTCCCCTTTTCGACGAGGTTGGCATCTGCTTTTTAGCCATGTCAACCAGTGGTTTCGCGGCCTTAGTATCGACGGAAAACTTTTCGACGCCCGTTTTCTCGTTCATATGATGATGGAGATTGCAGACTTGAGGTACTCTTTTCTTAAATTGAAGTATCGCACTCTTGAAAATTATCGTCGTATTCGAAACCTGTATTACATGATGGCCTTCGGTTATGTCGTCAATGTCGATGGCTCTGTATTCGCCAAAACTATTGGTGGAGTTTCAGGCCACGGCAACACCTCTGAAGATAATTTCTTCAAGTCTGCCCTCGATTGGATTATGGTTTACCTCATTATTTTACCTGAGAAGTACCATAACCATGTCGCATTCAAAACAAACACTAGTGCAGTCATCTATAGTGATGATGTATTAGCCCTGTATAGTGAGGTTATCGCTGAACATTTTACGGCTGTAACCATCGCTGAAGCCGGTAAACAAATTGGAATGACTTACACTTTTGACACTCCACTCCCTGTTGAGCCGCGTTTTCTCAATTTCTTATCTTATGATTTCCAGCGATCTACTTACCGCGGAATCACAATCTACTTGCCCAAGCATATGTGCAAGAAGATTCTTTGTTCTTTGCTTAAGCACAACCCCAAGAAGGATTTAGCATCACTAATTCTTCGTTGTGCTGGCCTCCGCATTCAAGCGTGGCCCTGTCTTTCATGCCGCAACATCCTAGATGATTTTTGCGATGTTTTACGCTCCAAGAGCACACTTCATGAAGCTAATGTTATGGCTGCATGGAAGAATCACTTGAGTAATGACCAAATTGCTGCTTTGTATTTTGGCACTGAAGGCGTCGTTCCGAACTTAACTGCTATACCGCAGGGCAGAGCACTGCCTAAACTCGCCGTGCTCGCGAGTTTATTTCGTTCTTTCCGAGTAGCCTGCAACAACATGATGCAGCCATTCACTTCCGAGTACGAGCGCCGTCGGCTCCAATCTTCTATTGATAAGCAACGTGCACGCGGCAAGGGTTCACTCCCCGATGCACCTGTTGGTGCGCACGCCGCTGCCGGACACAAAACCATCCCCATATCGAAGGTTGCCGAAAAAGTGAGACCCAAAATCACTGGCGCCGGAGATGCTCGCAATTCTAAGATTGCTCGGGACATTACCAATACAGGTGTAAAGTCCTTCCAAGTACGTGCACATGGTCTTGTAATGCCCAAAAACAAGAAGCGCGCACAAAACAAAGGCGGTATATCTCGTAACATTGCTACCACAGCTGTTCAGATGTTAACTGCCCTTCGCGATCCATGGCGCCGTACACCCCCAATTCTCGGTCTAGGCCGCACCCCCACACGCCTCGAGCGTATGGGTTTTTCTGTAATGTGCACGCCGATGACATTTTCAGCTGGCCAGGCATGTGCTGCCCTTGCTAGCGTTTTCCCGAGTAACAGCCCTGGTGGTGGGCCAGTTTATTTCAATCCAGCCGGTGGTTCTCTCAGCATCACTGAAGACACCTTAAATCCGTCGATCACTTATGGCGCATTTTTCGGTGCTTCCGCTCTCGCAACAAACTTTGCGCGTGGGCGTGTTGTTGGCCTTGGAATTTCCTGGAATATCATCCAGCCGCTTTCTTCCACTATGCCGCTTGTTTGCGTTGGCACCATGTCCACGCCCGTGAG